CCCACAATTCTTTTGAGTAGTATCTTCCGTTGCCGTTTTTAACTTCAACAGTTGCTAAAATGCCTTCAACTAATGGATTTCCACTTATGCTTTTACCTTCAGTAAGAGTTATTGGTGACACACTAAATGGAAGAGTTTCTATTAGTAGTGATTTCATGTTTATTTTAATTCTTCTTTAATTAATTTAGCTATTACAGAACGAAGTTTAGATTCATTTAAATTTGAATTAATAGATTCTTTTTTTGGAAATATGGATTTATTTGGATTTTTTTGTTGGTCTTGATATTTCTTTTTTAAATCCTCTGGTTTTTTCTTAAAATGATTAGATAATTCTTTTTCTTCAGGTGTTCTTAAATCCATAGATTCTTCTTCTTTAGATTCATCTACATTTCCTGGATCATTTCCTGGTGATGGCATGTATAAGCCTCCTTTTCTATTTCCATTTTGAAAATATACACCTCTTGGTGGTTCGTCATACATATTTTCTACAACTTTATATTTACCATTTATTTCTTCAACATAATAAATTTCGTTTTTATTAAACTGAGATCTCATCTTTGCTCTCGTTTCCGCTTCTTTTCTAGTATCAAATACATCATCTTCTTCTTCTACATCTTCTTCTTTAATTAATTTAGCAATTACAGAGCGAAGTTTAGATTCTGATTTATCTTTATTTTCTTGTAACTTCATTTTCTTTTCAGCACCAGGCATTTTCATTTTTTTAACACCAGATGAACTTTGAGGAGTTACAGTCATTTCTTTAACTTTTTTAGGCATAGAATCTTTTGCTTCTTGATCACCTAATGAGTTTTTAACGTTTGCTTTTACTTTTACTTCTTTGTCAATGTCACCATATCCACTTGATTTATGTTTGCCTTTTGCTTCTTTAGGCTCGCCTAAACCAGGAGCTTCAGTTGTGTAACCAACTCCTTTAATGCCAAATTCACCATTTTTAGTGTAAAATAATGGGTCTTTACTTAAATTTTTAACTACGATGTCTTTTAATTCATCACCTGTTTTACCAGCATTTTTAACGTCGCCTAATTCAGCTATGTATCCTTTTAATATTTCATTAAAGTTGATGTTGTCAGCGTTTTTTACGTTTTTATTATCGTAAGCGTTTTTATTAGCACCATCTACTTCTTTAGATGTTTCTTTTTCTTCTGCTTTAACTTCAGCTTCAAATATCTGTTTCCAGTTAGTAATGTTAAATCCTTTAGTAACAACGCCACCAATAGCTTCACTAATGATTTGTTTAGATTTTAATACGTTTACTGATGTGTTAAAATCAGAATATTGATTTAAATATTGTGGAAATAAAGATCTTGCTTGTTTTAAAAATTGAACTTTGTTTCCTGTACCATTTTTAATGGAATTATATTGTTCTTGTAATGTTGTCATGTTATTTAAATATTGTTATTAAGTTGTCTAATTGAATTATTGCTGATGGAATATCGTATTCTTTTTCTGTTTTAGTTTTTGCTAATTTTAATAAAGGTAATAAAGTATTTATTTTATCTTCAATGCTTTCAAAATCAGTAGGCGGTGTGTCTTCTTCTTCTTTTAACTTTTTTTTCCATAAATCTTTATGTTCAATGCCTTTAGCTTTTTTATGAAGTTCTTCAGCATTTACTGGTTTAAATCCTAATTTATAGTAGTAATTATGAGCTGTACCTTTAGCTTTTTTATTTGGATTATAAGCAAACGGGGTAGCATAATTTGCACCTTCGCCTGGAGTAAAAGTAGCAGCACTAGCTCCTCCACCTGTAGCACTCATTTCTTTTAATCTTTTATAGACTAACTCTTTAAGTGAATTTTTATTTTCCATTTGCTTTTTTTAATTCTTCTAATAAATCACAATATTGCAACAAATTAACTATATGATCGTTGTTAATTTTATCATTTTTTTCTAATTCTGTTAAAACTGTTTTTATTGTTTCGTTTATTTTAATTTTAGTTACTTCATTTTTTGTTTTTTTATTTAAAAAAGTAAGTTCTTTTTTCATTTCATTAATTTTAATATTATAAAAGTTTTTTAATTTAGCAGGATTATCTACACTATTAATAAATTCTTTAAGAATATCTTTTTTATTAACGTCAAAATCTGAGTATTTATTGTTAAATTTATCAAGTAGTATTTTGTAAGTTAAAATACGAGTATCTTTATCGTATTTGGAAAATTCTTCAATTAAAGTTTCAGGTTTATTTTCCTTTTTAGCTGTAAATGTTAAATGTTCTAATATAACTAATTTATTATTTATTATTTGTTCAGTATGAATTTGATTATTGTTATATGCTTCCATTAAAGTGTACAATGCCGCTTGTGTTTTATAATTGGGCAATTTAGTTTTAAAAAATTCTTCTAAATTATAATATTCTTTAATTTCTTTAATTAAATTATATTTTTGTCTTTTTAACGCAGATTTATTTAATTGCTTTGAACTTTCTAACACTGACGATATTATTATGTCAGCTTTACCTTCACTTAAATTAGTGCGCTTTAATAAACTTTCATACAATTTATATTCTCTACCTAATTCAGTTTTGTTAAAATATTTTTTTAATATGTTGGTAGCTTTGGAATCTTTACCAGACAAAGTATCTGAAGTTATTGTTCTTACTAAAAGTTCAAATAATATACCGGTATTTTTATATTTAGAATGGCGAATGTCCATATTTTAGTTAGAATAATTTTATTATAAATATTAGCGAAGTTGATTCTCGTCAAGTAATGATTCTTTTGCTTTGTCAAATTGGAAAACTAATTTTTTTTCAATTTCATTTATAAATTGATTGTTTTTTAATTTTGTAATTTTACTTTCATTAATAGATCTTAAATCAGCTTGATCATCAATTTTCATGTCTTTTCTGCCTAACCTATCTCTACCAAAAACATTATCTTGTGTGTTAATGTTTGTTGCCTTTTCTACAGGGCGACCTAATTTAACACTTTCTCCATAACCTGTTGGGACATTTGACGGATCAGATGTTGTTCTTCCCTTACCATACAGTGACGCTAAGTCATGAGGTGTTCCATATGATTTACCTGTTTCTAAAGGATCATTTCCTTCTTCAACAACTTGGGCTAATCTAAATTGACGTTTGGCATCTTGTAATATAAGATCTCTATATTCATCAAATTGGTCTTCACTAAAATGAAATACGTTATGATAAATCCAGTCTGTAGGCAATAATTTAGCGTCCATTATTTCTTTAGCTAAAGATACTTTTTCTTTCATTAAAGCAATTCGTTCTTGATCATAAATGATAGAAGGAGTAGTTAGTAAAAGTTCAAAATTAGTTAACGTTTCACCTCTGTATCCTTGAACGTATAAGTGTATCAATGCTATTTTGTTTAATTCAGACAACATAATGCGTTGAAGTCTATCAATTGTGCGAGCAAAACGAATGTCTTCAGCGGCTAATGTTGCTTTACCTGAGTTGTGTATAATAACTCCTGCTGCTGTTCCAAAATTATGATAATTTTTAATTGTTAAATCACAAGTATCAATATTCTCAGAAATCCATTCTATTCTTACTACTTTATGATTTTTATAAGAATATTTTTCTTTCCATCTATTATGTTCAGGATTATTATTTAATTTATTAAAATCAATATGATGGATTACTTTATTAGGCTCTTTAATATTATAATGATTTGATACCATTCTATGAACATATTCATATTTACCTGTTGAAGGATGATATACTTGAGTATAGCCATTTATAGATTTATTAGTTGATTGTTGTAAATATAAAGGCATTAATGCTTCTCCTTCAGTTAAATTTTGTGCCTCTTTCCAATCACCTTCTCTAGTCATAAATAAATGATCTGGGGTACATTGGATAAATTGTTCATTATCTAACCAAACTTTAACTATTTGAGTATTCATTCTAGTAAATCCAGCCCATTCAATTTCACCTGGTACTATATTTTTAGAATTTTCATCTATTGAATAAACATAATTTTTCTTACCAGCATTAAATTCATCAATAATATCTTGAGCAGTTATTGTTCTACCATCTAATAATGGAATTAATGTTTCAGGAGAAATACATAAGTCTTTTTCATAACCCATAAATGCTTTTGGAACCTTAAGAGCAGCAAATAATTTTTCTCTTAAATAAATTACATCTTCCATTCCTGTGTAGTCTAAACCTTTGGTTGTTTCAATTTTTGTAGAAGTATCTGCTCCTCTAACAGGTATGTAAAAATCTTCCAACATGTTTTGCATGTTGTATTTTAAGTTATATTCTCCGGTTTGTTGGTCAATATATGGTGTTTTTTTCATTGTAGAAATAGTCTTTTTCATAAAGTTTTCTACTTCATTTGGAGGTATAGCACCCACATTTATGTAAAAAATACGCTTTTCTGGGGCTCTAGATATTCTATGTATTAACATAGCATCTTCCATTAGAGTATATTGTTTAAATAATTTACGAGCAGGCTCTATATATGAACGTCCATATGGTAAATAATTAACATCAGTTAACAGTCTAAAATGAGACACTTCGTAATTGTCAAAAAATAATCCTGATTCTTTAGCTTGGTTAAATGAAGAAACAGGAGTTCCACCATTAAAACCTCCTTGATTAAATTTAAATCTTACTGCTGATGGATTTTCCTTGTCGTATCCTTCTTGACGTTCAATATGGTACGCACTATATGGTAAAACATTGTACACACCAAACTTTTCAGAAATTTCTAATTTTAGAAAAAAATCTCCATATTTACACATTTGTCTAACCCAAGACCACATGTTAAATTCTATGTTTAATATGTCGTAAAATAAGTTGTACAGTATTTTTTGAACGTCTTCATCTGAACTTCTTATTTGGATTACTTCATTCATTTCATTTTTTAAAGTACACTCATCTGCTACAATGTCTAAAGCTGAGGCTATAATAGCATCTGTGTCCATAATGTCATAATCAGAGTACAGTTGTGATCTTAAATATTGATAGTTAACGTTTAATTGGGCTCCATAAAGTGAAGTTGAATTAGATGAATAAATTCTATTGTATCTGTCTATTAAAGAATTTGTTTCATATTTACCACTATTTTGAATAGAATTAACGTCTATTACTTTAAGTTGATTTCCTCCTTCATTACGGATGATAACATCTGTTGAAAATAATCTTTTTAATCTTGTAAATAAATTAATGTCTGCCATAATTGTTTTGTTTTTTTAGTCTATTAACCAACGTATATCTTCATTTTCTCCATTTGTTTTCATAATGTATGGATTATCTTTTCCCGAAGCGAAATATGCCCCTTGATAGCTAGATGGTTTTGATATGTTGTTTAATGTTGCTTTTGTTAGTTCAATTCCTTGTTGTTTATATTTTAAAGCTGTGTCTCTTACAAACATTGCTATGTTAAAAGACATTACTAAATCATCATTGTATCCTGCTTGTGCCTCTGCTCTGCCGTTTTTCCAAACAAATACTTTCATTTCTTCAATCAAACGTTTTGATCTAATGATAACACTATGATCACCTATGTATTCTCTACCTTTGTTTATTACTAAAGGACGAGATTTTAATGACATAGTAAAACCTGGAGTCATTTTAGATATATCTTCATATTTATTAAAATACGAATCATAAGTTAAAGTGTCACTTTTAGGTGAATAATAAAGATTTACATAATTTCTTTCTTGAATAGCATCTAATGTTGCCCATCCAATGTTGTTATTTTCTACTATTAACAATGCTTCGTTGTATTCTGTGGCAATACCTACTAACATGTAACCAAATTCTTTTGGTGATAAATGACCTTTAAATTCTGCAACTTGTGCATTTGTTTCTAAATCAAATATATGAAATGCTGAGTAGTCTTTTGAGTCTCCACGAGCAACATCTGCTACTACTATGTAACTTCTTGAGTAGTCTACTGATTCCCATACCCATAAATTTTTGTCAACTCCTCTTTTTTCAGTAGGTTCTACTATATTAGTAGAAACCATATATTCAAGATGTTCAGTGTAATATACTATTTCTCCTGATGTAGTAAAGTCACAGTCACATTCTTGTGCCGCTAATCTTGGGTCTCCTAATTCTACATCTTGTGTGTCTCTCCATTTTTGATCTCGCTCTGGATGAACATACCATGGTAATTTAATTGGTAGAAAATTATTTTCTTGGGCTTCAGCTTTAACCCACGTTTTATGAAACCAATTGCCTGTGCCATAAGGAGTAGACAATACTATGGCACCTCCACCAGTAGCTAATGTTTGCTGTGCTGATGCCCATATTGGTTCAATTCCGTCAATAAATGCTGCTTCATCTATAATTAATAAAGACACAGCTTCTGAACGACCCGCGTCACTTGCTGCTGATGTGGCTTTCATTTGGGAACCATTACTTAATCGTAGAGTTAATTTGTTATTTTCATCTGCAGGAATTTTTAACCATGATGGTAAATTATCATACATAAATTTTGTTTTAGTAACCATATTTTTTGCTGTGTCTTGCTTAGTAGCAATGCAAAGAATATTTTTATCTTTATGAAATAACATTAACCATAATGAATAACCAGCAGCTAATGTAGATATGCCTAATTGTCTTGATTTTAAAATAAGTGAATATGGATTGTCTTTCCATAAATTTAACACTTTAGCTTGAAATGGATATAAATTAAATATAACTCGTCCTCGTGTTGGGTGCTGTATGTTACAGTATTTACGCATAAAATGGCTTGGATCTTTAGCACATTTAATGTATTCTTCTTTTATTATTTCTTTTAAATCTTGCTGCATTATTTTTTGCCTATTTTCCAGTATATTTTAAAACTTATTATAGGTTGTAAACTTCCATTTATAGCTAATCCTAAGCCATATGATGATTTTTGTTTTGTTCTTAACATTAATTCTGGACCAAAACTATTTATTCCTTGTTTACTTCCGGCTATGTTTAATCCATAGTATAATTCATTTTTATTTTCTACAACATTATTGGTAATGGTTAATGTTGGATATTTTATGTTATATTTTACATTTCTTGACTTAATTTTATTTTTCGATATTGAATCACTTACATATAGATGAATTGTGTCATTTACTAGTGAATCTTTATAAAAATATGTTGAATTATAATCATTTATAATGTAAACAGTGTCTATTATTTTTGTTGAATCATAAATATACTGTATTTTAGTTTTATATTTTGGAATGTATGTCGGAATGTTTTTAATAACATTTACATATGTAGTGTCTATATTTTGTATAGTATCATGAATTAATAAAGACGGTTTAATTTTTTCATTGCCACATTTTTGTAGTAAAATTATAATAACTAAAATTAAAATTAAAACAAAAAGGTAATTTTTTTTAAACCAAACCATATTAGATACTTTTAAGATTATTGGTAATTTCTGTTTTTGTGAAGTTATTTTTTGGATTATTTAAAAATGATTTTAATGCTGTTTTTTTTGCTGTATATTCTACACTATCTTTTTTCATCTTTTTCATCTTTCCTAAGATAGTACTTACTATTTTTTGATTAACAATTTTTTCATCATCTTTTTTAGACTGTGCGGGGGTTGGTTTATAGATGTTTGCGTAAGCCTTTGTATCTTCTTCTTCTTCATCATTTTGAGTATCTTCTTCTTCATTTTCTTCTTCTTCATTTTCTTCTTCTTCATTTTCTTCTTCTTCATTTTCATCTTCTTCTGGTGGCATTTCTGGTGTTAAATTTGAAGATTTTTTTAAAGCACTAGCTATAATTAAAGCATTTATATCATAATTAATAGATGCATATTTAGGTATTTCTGCTTTTAATTCATCTTGTGTCATACCTTCGTCTGAATTTTGAATTAAGTTAATTAATTTAGCTACGTTTGAGTTTTGATATATTTGTAAAGCTATTTCTGCTTTTTCTGAATTATCTATTGTAATTTTTACAGCGTTACGAGCCATTTCTTCAAGTTCGGATTCTCCTATTTTAGTAACTACTGTAACAGGTTTACCTGATGTTTTGGATGCTTTTAACGCGTTAGCAACTACTGTAGTATCAGATATACCTTCACCTTTAGCTGCTGCAGTAGCTGCCTGTATAGTACTATCTTTTGTAACAATTACATTTTCATTTATTTTTAATTCATTTACTATTTCCTCACGGATATACTTGTATAATTCTTTACGTTTCATGTTAAATTTTTGTTATAAATATTACAAGTTTAGATAAAACTTAATCTGCTTCAGTCTATCTTCATTAGAACCGGATATAATTCCAAAGTTTTTAATTCTGTCTAAATTAGATGAACATAAATGTTTGATTGTTTGATCAATTTGATTTCGATAGTCAGCATTTATTGTGCGCACACCATTGTCTTCAATGTTTATTCCAGCAGGACTGACGTAAAATATCCAATCGTATTCTTCAATAAAGCGTAAAGTATAATATTCAAATGCTAATTTATCCGTTTTATCAATGGAATTAGCGTTAAGCGTAAAAGCTATTACATCTATGATAGTACGGTCAGTTATAACGTTTTTTGCAATTAATTCGCTGCATCTTTCAGCTAAAAATATCGTTTGTCCTTTTAATGTACTATCAGTGTTTAAAGGAATTCCTAAATCACGTAAATATTTACTACGTTCTGTAGCAAATGTATACTCTTTAAATTCAGGTAACTGTTGTAAGGTTTTAACTAATGTTGTTTTACCTACAGACATAGAACCACAAAATCCTATACGCATAACTTTTATTTTAAATATACATTAAAAAATACTACAAGCCAAACTTTTATACTTCTTGTATGTAAAGCATAAAATCTTCTATAACTTTTTTTCGTTCAGGTGGTGAGTTAATAAGTGCCTCTTTAAGAATAATAGACATGTCTTTTTTTGACTCAACAATAAGTTGTTTAAGAGAATTTAAAGTTGACTCAGCTAATATTAAATCTTCTCCATAGTAATCTTCTACATCATTTAAATATAAAGTGATGTACTCGTTTAGTTTATTTTGTGATACATTCATGTATAAATTGTTTAATGCGTTTAAAAGCTTCAGTAATTTTACCTATTTGACTGTTTAACCACTGTAGTCGTTCTCCCATTCTTTTGCCTTCCATAGGTGTTTCAATGTTGGCAATGTATTCTTTAAATGGTTTCATGTATTCTCCACCTGTTAAAAATATAAATTGGTCGTTTTCTAAGTTAAGTTTGTGACTTTTCATTTGTTTGATTGTCTCATTAGCCCATGCTTTTTTATCATCTGCAGGCATTTCCTTAAGTGTCTTATCATATGGTTCTAATATTTTAGTCATTGGCACTAAATGGTGTTTGGCAGATAAAATAAACATTTTGTCTGGTTTGAGAGATTTGCCATATTCTAATGTTTTTCTAAACATAGGAGATGCTGAGTATAAATCTTGTGCTTGTGAAGGTTTGTCTAATTTAGACTTAGTACAACTTAAAAGTACAATTTTAGCCATTAATTTAATTTATTATAAATATTATAAGGAATGGATAGTTTTAATAATACTTGTTTTAAACAAATGATTTAAATGAGTTGTTAAACAATCACATATATTTTGATTGTAAGATGGATAAAGATTGGTTATTTTTTGTATAAAAACGTCATAAGTATGCCATTTATTCAATAGTACAGTGTCCATTTTTTTATTATCCTTTGAAAGATATTTGTAAATAAGATGATAATTTACATTACCTGATTTATTTTTAAGAAAATCAAATATTTTAACTAAAAATAAAATATATGGTTTAGACTTATTGTAATCAGAATTTGCAATAATTTCTCTAGCTATACTCCAATTGTTAATGTCTGCGCTAGACAGCATACTGTATAATGTTTGAAATATTTCTAAATCTATAACTGTGTCTTTATTAGCTGCTGAATTTATGTTGTCGTCAAATACTACGTCTAAATTATTTTTTTCTATTAAGTCAAACATATTATAGAAAAATCCTAAATGGTCGCATGCTTTACTGTTGCCATGTGATTTAGTAATTATTTCTCCTGTTACAGTTGGACAATTTAACAATTTAGAAAATAATTTTTGGTATTTTATAGCTTCATTAAGATCTTCTTCTAACATTATAAATGATTTTAAAACTTCATTTTTATCTTTTTTAGATAAATGATGAGGAGGAATTTTTGATATATCATTCCAACTATTAGATTTATTGATAAATGAAGAGAAATCTTTAACTATAATATCATATGGTATTACATAGTATTTTTTTTCTTTAGTTAAAGAATATTCTTCTCTAATAAAATCATTGTTTATAATTAATGTGTTTAGTTTTTCAGTTTTTCTAGCAGTTTGTATGTTTAATTTATTTTCTTCAATGTAATTTTTTAATTTATAAGAAGGAAATAAAGATAATGGAGTTAAATAAACTGTAGTGTTAGATTTTAATTTATTATCTTTAAATTTTTGATATAATTTTTCATATTTAAGATGTAAATCCTTTGGTATGATATCTACTACTAAACTGGAAGTTTCTGAAACAAGATATCCATTTTTTAACACAATTATTCTACTGTATTTCATAATTTATTTAGTTAAGAATTTAAGAAGTGTTTTATTTAACATTAATGATTTAAATGATGATGTATTTCCATTGTATATTGATTTAACAACATTATACTTTAAATCAACAGCAAATAAATCTTCATTCATCAAAAATGCTAATCTTTCAATAAATGGTTTTTCAATTTTATTATTTTTACTATAGTATAAACTGTAGTTAACTAAACGAGTTGATAAAATTGAAGCTAAATCTGCTCTATATTTTTTTTCTTTACCAATGATACCTTTTAACGTATTCAACACATAGTCTTCTTTTTCATGATGCAACGTATCTTCAGGTGATATCATTTTATCTAACTTATTGTTGATAAACATTGTAAACAAAGTTGTAAATTCAGGTCCAACACTACCTTCTCCAATCATTTGAATTAATGGTAAATTAGTGTCAAATGAATTAAGTGATGAAATTGAGTTAAAAAATGTTGTAATACTTCTTGAATTAATATTTGTAGTAACTAATTCAGGATGTTTTAGTAAGAAATTAATACATCTACCATCTACCTGATTGTTTTCAGCCCAAACACTCCAACATTTAATGTCAAACTTTAAATTAATTGATATAAATCTTGTTTTTTGAGCGTTGTCTATACTGTTAACTAAATATTCTCCATCGTCAGGATTGGCAGTTAACATAATGTGCCAATCTTTAGGCAGAGACCAACTAATGTATGTTTGTCTGTCAATTAACTCCATTACAGCTTGTATAAATCTAATGTCAGCGCGATTCCAATCATCTAATAACAATATGCCTCCTTTTGTTTTTCCAGCAATCCATTCTGGTGGACAATAACTCATTCGATTTTGTCCTGAAAATTTATATCCTAATTTAGTGTATTCTTCTACTGCATGTTCATCAATCCATATACACGCGTCTTTATCTTTACACACTTCAAATTGTCTAATTGGAAATCCTACTAAATCTCCTAACTCTTCAATTTGTGCTAAATTTAACTTAACTAAATTTAAGTCTAATTCTTTTGCTACTTGTAAAATCATTGATGTTTTACCAATGCCTGAGTCTCCAATTACCTCAACAGCAACAGGTAACTTCTTGTTTTCTTGTAAATATCGATTATTTGTAACAATGTGAGATAAAAATTCTTTTGCTTCATCAATGTTTAATGATACTGGTTGGTGTGCTTTTTTTGTCATAACTTTTATTTTTATATTGTTTATTCATTAAATATATGTTGGAAGATTTTGTAAGCCTAACAAATTATTTTTGAATTTTAATTACATTATTCCATCCTAATTCTTTTACTATTTCTACTTTTTCTCCTTTAGAACACACAACCATCAATAATGGTTTAAATGTAGTAACTGACTTTTTAGGTATAAATCCATCTGTTAATATAATTAAACTGTTGTATTCTCTATTTTTATTAAAATAAGTAATAAAAGGATTCATATTTGTGCCACCTCTACCTGTAACAAAATCAGGCACTTTACCATCATATTCATATACATTATTTACTTTAGCATCTCCTTCCGCTATAGTAATTGAAGTGCCTGTTTTCCACATATGAAATATTTCATTAAAAAACTCTACTAAATCCTTGTCTCCAACTGAACCAGAAGTGTCTATTCCTACTAATATTTTTTTCTTTTGTTTTATTTTTAAAGCAGGATTTTCTATAAAGCGTTTGTTTAATTTACGTCTTGTTTTTTTAGTGTATATTTTACTTGATGAACCAAAAAATCTTCTAAAATAACCTTTCCAATCATATGATGGTGGAGATATTTCAAATAATGAGTCTATGTAACTTTTTAATTCAGATGGCACATGACCCATGTCACGTTGACTTTCAATTATACTTTTTATTTGATGGTCAATTTGTGCTTTGACTAATTTTTTATCTGCCTCAGATAAACTGTCAAACTCTTTCCATGTTGGATGTAAATTACCCGCTGTTGGACCACCACCATGTTTACCTCCTGAACTTGGATTGCCGTCTAATAAAGCGTTTAATGATGGACTTGAACCATTTGCTTTAGCTTGTGACAGCAATTCATAGTATTTTTTAGTGCCTGCTTTTAAAGGTAAATTAAGTGTTGGAAATGTACTTGGCAGTAAAATGTCTGGAGATGGATAATATTCAGGTGTTAAGTACTGGTTTATTTCAACATCTGCAGCTATGTTGTGTAATTCATGATCTGGAAAGTTGTCTCTATCTGTTAAATGATGAAAACATATGTGAAGTAGTTCATGTTTAAGCAGTCCAATTTTTTTCTTATCATTGTCTAAACTAGTCCAAAATTCTTCATTAACAATCAATTGATAGTTAATTCCGTTTTTACATACTCCAGCAGTTGGAACATCATTTCCAACTACTTTGTTTAATGTTAATAAAAATACACCATAAAATGGTTCATTAAACATTAGTTGTTTTCCAATACGAGCTAGGTCGTTGTTTATATCTATCATAATTTTTACTTTACTTTAAATATAAAAAAGACTATTTTGAAAGCCTAATAAATTATTTTTTTATGTCTGCTAATATACGCATAAGCAAAAACTGCTCAGATATTGTGTCATCTTGGGGTAGGGTAGAAGTGGAAGATGGGTTAGAAGGTGGTCTTCCTTTTCCTCTTTCTGATGGTGTTTTTATTTTTTTAGGCGTTTCTAATCCTTTTTCTTTAAGAACTCCAGATTGAGTAAAATCTTTTATTTTATTTCTAACAATTGATGAATCTTTTTCTAATTTTTTACTTAAATTATTGGCAGTTATTCCTGTTTCTCCTGTTTCTTCAATAAATGAAATTAGATCTTTAAACCAATGACCATTATGAAATTCTTTTGCTTTTTCAATTAATTCAACATTATCACCAATAGTAACCATTGTAGAAATACGATCTTCACTTAATTCATTTTCTATTATTTCACGGATGTATTCTTTTAAATTCATATTATTTTTATTATAAATATTAAACAACTAAGTAAAATTAGTAACTTTCAAAAAAGTCGGGGTATTCTTCGTCTTCTATATTGTGGATTATTATGACAATAAATATATAGTTTTATTAAATTAATTTTAATGTTTTAATATAGCATCTGCCACATATAAACCTTGAAGTGCTGAAATGTATATTCCTCTAGCTCCAGCAGCGTCACCTTGTAAGTGAACATTTAAATATTGAGGTAGTGATAAATCTTTTTTATTTAGTAGTATTTCATTAGTCAAAAACTTAACTTCAGGGCAATAAAATATGTAGTTATTATCTATACCAAATGTTATGTTTAAATCATCTATAAATTCTATAATATAGTCTGAATATTTACCAAATCCTTCTTTAAACTTTTCTAGTGATATCTTATGTCCAGGTACTTTATTACCTTGATCTGTTAATGACGGTTCGCGGTTAGATGGTGAATAATATGTTGCTTCTCCGCTATTTTGGAAAAAATTAACTAAATCTTGACTAAATTTAAATGGGTCTTCAATACCACGTGCTTCTAATAATATACCAAAATTAGTTAAGCCATTTGCTTTATTTGGATCTTTATGAGCATGTCCATTAAAACTTTTCATTCCATATGTTTCTTCTTCTGCTACAAATGCGGCAAAATTATTTGTACAGAATGAACGAGCACTATCATCACCAAATTTCTTATATAATTTAAAGTCGTATGCTATTTTATTTAATTCTTTAAAATATTTTCCATCAGTTTCATATCTTACTCCAAATTGTGCTGGTTTAGGTATTGTAGTTAAATTATATTGGTTAATAAGTTTGGTAAGTAGATCCATACCTGATTTTCCTGTTGCTATAATTAAATTGTCATATTTTATGTATTTTAATTCTTTAGATGATGGGTTATTCCAACAATATTGTATTGTGTTTTTTTTAAAATCAATTTGTTCTACAAGAACATTATATATTTGATTTACACCACATATTTCAAAAAACTGAAATATATTTTTTACTTGTTGCTGACCATAATCTGTGCCTAAATGATAACATGGAGATTGTTTTAATTCAAAAGGTGAATTTTTTATAAATTGAGGTTCTTTAACAGGTTCCGTGTACATTATTTTAGAAGGCTCTGGGTGATATTCAACTATGTAATCATATAATTGTTTAGATAATTTTTCAGCGTATTCTTTATTAGTACAATAATTTGGGAAAAACATGCCTCCTTGATTAAAGGAAGGGATAACTTTAAAGTCACTCCATGTACCTGCACCTCCAGCTCCATTCATTACTTCTTCAGGTTTACGAGTATGAATATCATTTCCCTTATCAATTATAGTAATTAAATTTCCAGGATATCCATTTTTTAAAAGATGTAATACTTGATATTGAGTAGATACACCTGCTCCTACAATTACAATTTTTTTATTCATTAGTTTATGTTAAATTTTTCTTTATATTTTAATACTGCTGTTTCCTTCATTTTACATTCCATCATCACGTCAACATCTAAGCCATACAATTCAACTTTGTTGAACAAATAGTCACTATGTGCTTGCATTCTAACTTTTAAACCTTCATTTACACACTTAGACTCACTGTAATGTACTATAGGTTTTACATTGTTCCAAGTTAAGGCAGCTAATTTTAAAGCCTCTTCTTCTGTTTGACTGCCTGTGCAAAACTTATGGTGGTGATAGTCAAACACAATAGGAATTCCTACTTCTTGGTAAACTAAATCATACAACTCTCTAGTTGAATACATTGCTGCTTTATCATCATTTTCAATTGTCAGTCTTGACTTAATTTGACTTGGCAGTAATTTAAAGTTTTTTACAAATGTTTTTGCAGTAGTAATTTTGTCTCCATATGCTGCTCCCATGTGTATGTTTATTTTGTTGAATGGAGTAACACTTAAATTCATTAAGTCCATAATGTCACTATGCATTTGTAAGTCACTTATACTATTGTCAACAACATGTTGATGTGGACTAGTGATCATACAAAACTGTCCTGGATGCATTGTGAGTCTTAAATCATGTTGTTTAGCATATTTTCCACAACGTTGTAAAATTTCTTTAATTTCATCAAAGTCTTTAAAATTAAACCAGTTCAATTTATTTCCCCATGGAATAATGTTTGACGACATTCTAAAAAACAAAAGATTGTTTTTAACATTCCAATGTAAAATCTTTTCTAAGTCTCTAATGTTTTGAACTGCTAAACTGCTGCAGTACTCTAAACCTTTTTTACTTAAAGTAGCTTTTTTTAAACTCCTGTTTGTAGTAATGTCTTGTGCTTTCAGCGTTTCATTTAAACATGCATAACCATAATGTACTTTAGCCATATTTTTTTATTTAAATATATGTTAGAAAATCTTGAAGGCCAAATAAAGGAGGCCCACCTTTTTAGGTGGGCTACTACTCCATTATTGTTATTAAGCGAACATGTAATGAATATGTTCTATAAAATTTATTTTTTTCTTGCTTGATATTGACCTTCAGTAATTAAACCTGCAAGTTTTTGCATATGTAAAAAAGATTCATTCATTGGTTCTTTACGATCCATCATTGCTTTATCTATTGATGTATCTGTAACTCCAATATAATTTGCACCTGCATCATACATTCCGTTTATATCAAGATTTCCATTTTTATCATATCTTTCTTCATTATCCATGTCATCTTCCATTCCTAAAGAAAATTTATTTACATTGTCTTTATTCTTTGAGTTGTACGGACTGTCTTCTACATTTTCATCAATAATTTCTTCTTTTTCTTCAGTAGACTCTTCATCATCTTCAGCGCTAACATGTTTGTTTTTTGACTTAAGTTTTTCTAATTGTTTTTGATATTTTTTCAATGTTTTTTCAATGACTTTAACTTCTTTTTGAAGTTCTTTAATTTTCTTTGGATCAATCATGTCATGCATAGCTTCTTCTATGCCTTCTTTGTTGATTTTTCTTTCACGTAAAGCAATTGCTTCTTCACATTTACCTATTTTTTCTACTACTGCATTTTCATTGCCTGCTTCTTCAATTTCGCGAAGATATTCATTAACTGATTCTGTTATTAGTTGTTTAAGTGTTTTCATGTTGGTTTAATTTTATTATAAATATGTGAATTTTGTTGTTTACTACCATTTTCTGCAAGACCAATAATTTGCTTTATGTCGTGGTCCTGGACTGTCACAGTTGTGTCTTGCCCTAAATGCTTTGCGCCTTTTTGGATTGTTCTTTTTTATAACCATTCTTTTACCTTTAGCTGAAGAACCGCCAAATCCAAAATTTACTTTAACTACTTTTCCTTTAGGATTTTTAACGTATACTTTAAATTTTTTAATGTCACCTTGCATTGGCTTGCCAAGTTGTACTTTACGACCATGGTACTCTGCTTCATGTAGAGGTTGTTTATACTCTTGCATAAACTGAACAAATTCTTTTACATCTTGTGAACTTTCAACATCATATTCGTCTATGTTGTCTTCATTTAAATGTAATGATTCATTAATTAATATGTTTATAAGTTTTATCATTATTTTTCTTGTATTAACAACTCTCCTAATACCTCTAAACGCCCCATTTCAGTTTGAAATTCATTTTGTGACATGTTTAATGAGATGTTTTTTAAAGTTTCATTAAATTCTTTTTTAGCAGCTTCTTTGTCCAATTTACCCGCTGCTGCTTTTTTATAGTATGGTAATTTAACTTTATAGTGTTTGTAAGTTAATAAAGATAGTCCACCTGCTTCTTGAGTAGTGTCAGCTATTTTTTCAGCACCTTTTAGTCTGGTACTAGCAAAATCTTCAAAGCTTTCTTTAGCTTCAGTTAACAGTTGGAGTAGTTTTATCATATTATTTTCCTTTTAGTCCTGCTAATTTTTGCATTCTTTTAAATTCTTCTTCTAAACCTAAATCAGATAAATCGACATTGTCTATGTCTTTCTCTTCTTGTCTTTGTTAGTTCACATAATCAACATCATCCTCAATATTATCTTTAGCCCATTTTATTTGCTCAGAAGTTAAATTTTCATTAATTGCATTTTCAATAAATGAAAAAAATTCATTGTCATCTAAATCAAATATGTCCATAATAAAAAGTGATTGTACTTGTTTATCTTTAATATCAGTAAATGTTAAAAATATATTATTTATAGCCTTATAAATATATTTACCGTATTTAATGTCTTCTGGTTCGTTTTCAAGTTTATCTACATTTTTAATAATTGATTGGTTAGTTTCTTTGTCTCCTTTAAGAGCATTTTGACCTAATATTCCATAATATCCTTTAATAAGTTCATGGACTAACATAGGAAAACAAACAGCTCGAGCTCTAATAGATATTGCTTCAATAATAATTTTAGATGAACCACCAGCTATTTTATTGTTACTAGTTACAGCTGCTAACATTAATGCTATAGCTTCATCATTATCATATACACCAAATGTATCTTTCATAATTTGGTTATATTTTTCATATAAAGTAGAATTTATTTCATGTATATGATTTTCAAATATTTCTAAAAGTTCTTCTAAACTTACAGCGGATGCTCCTTGAGTAAAAGCATTAACAACACGTCTACGTCTTTCACCAGATGTAGCTTCATCTAAAGATTTTCCAACATCAGATATACTTACAATTTTAGCGTCTACACCTATATTTTCTTGTTTAATATTAGGATATGTTTTTTTAACTATATCTACTGCTAAATTTTCTAATGTTGTTTTATAAGGAGATTCTATTTCAATAATGTCATTCAATAATTGACGTGATGACATCATAATTTGCATTAAATTTTTATTTCCCATCATTAATTGTAAACTATCAGATGATTTTTGATTAAGTTTTTCTAATGTTTGTGGGGAAAATATATCATTAAATTTAGCCATTTTTTAATTTTATGTATCTATTTACAACTTTTTTAATTGCTTTAGCTGGTTCTTCTTTAGGATCTATAGGTGTAACAGTTCTTTTCTTTTCTTTTCTTTCTCCTGGTTTAGTAGTGGGGGGTGCTTCTTTAGTACCTGGTTTTGTAGGTGTTACTTCAGTATTTTCTTTTAAAGCAGAAGCTAATTCCTCCTTAATAATTTTTTTTAATTCTTCTAGTTTCATTTTTTATTGTTTTTAATTTATGTAAAATTTTCTTTACTTCATTTGCTTCTTCAGGATAAGCAGCAGCGTGTAATCTTAATGCTGTTTTTGTTCCTTCAGATATATTATTTGTTCGCATCACATTTGAAAGTGCACCTACTCTTGGCACAGTATATGCTCTAGTAGTTGTCACAATAGCGTGATAAATTTGAAGTGGAAGATTTTGAGTAACAAAACCAATTATTGTTCTACTTGTAAGTCTAATTATGTAAAATTTACATGATCCATTTTGTATTAATATTTGAACTGTGCCTATTGCATCTACTGCCGCGTTACGTCTATTGTAAGGAACAATCTCTCCACCTCTTATTCTACCTTTTATGTTTGTTGGTAACATATTAAATCCTGCTGCTAATCCATTACCATCAATCACATTGTCTACTCCTGCATTAGCTCCTGCTGTTGGTACGGCTTGAGCTGGAGTAGCTTGTGTTCTAGGAACTCTAGGAGTTGTTGGTGCAGGTGCAGCTCCACCTAATATTTGTCTTGCTACAGCTGGAGAGATATTTGTTTTAATAATATTATGTCTGCCTATTTTTTTACTAGCAGCTGGATTTTGTTTGTTAAGAAGTATATATTG